TTCTTTTAAAAGAATTACTTGGAATTTTAAAATTATTATAAAAATTATAAAGAAAGCATATGGAGTTCCATTTAATATAAGCGTTCCGCTATCCAACTACGAAGAGGGAGCGGAGCGCTGTAATAAAAAATAAAATTAAAAGATATAAGAGATATGTTTTAGAAGTATATGGGCGATAGCCCCATATACTTCGTAAAGGCGTTAGCTAGGTATTCGAAGTTTTCGAAAGTTTAAGATATTCCGAAAAACTATAGGAAGACTATCGCCTTTCCGAATTTTTTGAAAATTTTTGAATATTGCGAATGATACATATATAAAACTCCTTTATAATTTATGGAGAAATCACATGGCGTTTTTTAATCTTGGAAGATATGATGACACTTGAATAATCATTCTAAGCTTTTTAGAATGATTATCTTGCGTTTTTTATAAAAGGAGAACTATGATGACTAAGATTGAGCTTTTTGTATTACCGAAATTTTTTGAAAATAATAAGTTAGTTCTTAATAGACTTGGAAAAGTGTATGATATATGTGTTACATATTTTGATCTTATGAATAAATTGGAAGATATATTTAGTTCCGAAAATCATAAAGAAGATCATATTGTGCTTTTTTCTTATAGCATTCCGGACTTTTTTACATTGATGAATGGATATGAGAAATATAAAGAAGAGTTTAGTATAGTCATAACGGCCATTTATAGTAATAGAACTTGGGATATTTTATATGATTCCGAAAATGAAATGGAGTTTTACACCGTTCCGCCTTATATAGAAAAAGAAAGAAATATAGAGAATGGAAACTTTGATGAAGATTTTCATTTCGTAAAGTCTGATGATTTATTGGAAAATATCATGAACGAAGTTGTGATAAACTCATATGATATATTAACGTCCGATCTTTTAGATGAACTTCTTCATAGTGATGATCATTCTGAAATTCACCATTTTTACGATTTAATAGAGAAATCTGTACTGCCCACGTATAAGTACACGGGAGAAGTGTATAGAATCGAATTTGACGATGATGGGGTGTTCAAACCTATTGGATATAAGGGGTTTGGGATGCATATTATCGAAAGATTTACAACTAAGGAAGATTTCGAAAGAATTAGAGAGCTTTTTTCTCATTTTAAATTAAGAGAATCTGATGTGAAGGATTTTAATGACGTTCATATCGCTCATGCGCATATAGAGAATTTTAAATTCTTTACCAGAAATGGATATCTATTTTATTTTACCTATGATGAATCGACAAATAGTCTAAAGATTCATATAGAAAATATCATGACAGAAACAAATACTTTTTAGTATAGAATTTCATAAAAGGAGTACATACAATGAAAAAGAAGATGAGTTATATCTTTGTAGCCATCTTAGCTATTATGTGGGCTATTATGGCGTATGATATTATCAATGGCGTTTTATTAGAAGATATGCTCTTTAAATAATCTTATGTGGTATCATAGACATTTTGTAATCTAACTTTTGATAAATTATATATTATAGAGATGAATAAGAGATGATAATTCATATCATCTAATAGTAACAAGTCAAAAGGAGGACTTAAAAATGAAATGGTGGCAGTATTTTGTATTAATTGCAATTGTATTAATTGATCTGGATTGGTCGGTTCATTTCTATGATCAGGCTCATAAACCGGGTATTAATTCTTTATGTAAACTTGGTGATTGGGCAGCATGTATTGTTCTTGGTCTAAAGGCAGCAATTATATCTCTATTTGTCGTAATTGATCTGTTTCGCTAAGAGAAGATAAAGAGCTTATATAAGCTCTTTATTTTTTATTTTTTTATAACCCTCATAGCCCGTCTGTTTTCTTGTAGACAATATCCGAACACTATATTGCTCTGAATATTTCTATGTAATCATAAGGAGATTTTTATTATGATGAATAATAAATATACGAATGAATACTGTGCTTGTATGATCTTCGGATTATTGTTATATATACTTTATAACTGGATAGATTAAGGAGGTTATAAAATTATGCATTGCAGAATTTTAATTAGCATACTTTGCATTCTATTGTCCATAATATGTGGAAGCTGTTCTGCATATTGCTTAACGTATGATAAATATGGAATTGCGGGATGTTTATTTGTTGTTTACTTAGTTAGCTCATTGTATGCATTTTATGATATCATGAAGTGTGGTGGTAAATTATGGGAATAGGAAATATCATAAAGATATTACTATGTGTAGTTGTTATTCTGGCATCTATATTTATGAATACAATCTTAGGGGTTGTTATGCCAGAATATATGGCCGGATTAATATGCTCTGCATTTATTGTAGGAGCGGTTATCGTACTTGTTAAATAGATAAGTCCCATAGCTCATAGGAGCTATGGGATCTTTTATTGTAATATTGGCGGTATAATTCACTGTACCGGAGAAAGTACAGTGAATTATAAGGAGAAAACAAATTTTTTTTTCAAGAAGAGGAAATTTATGAAATTTTAGACAATTGTATATATTCATATTATGGACGGAGTATGAACAGAGATACAAAAGCCTTTACTAATATGTTAGAAATGAAATATAGCCTTTTGACGAGCGAATGGATATACGGAATATTCCGTATACCCTAAGAAACTCGCTATCTTCAGTTGGTTATTAGAATGTATTAATCTAAATTGTTTTTGTTTTCTAAATTAGTCCACTGAATACCTAACTTTTCTTTACATTGTCTAGACAATTCAATTAGGACTTTATTCAAAGCCCCAGAGATCATAACAGAGGGAACCATACGAGCATTAACAGATGCAGAAGTTAATAAAGCATCAATAGGTTCATTCTTTCTGAAATCTGTATAAGGATCTTTACCATCTGGTATAATATCCTTAACAACCCCTTTGATGGCTGTATTATAGGTTAACTTATCTCCTACACCCATTTTATCTCTACATTTGATATAGAATTCAAACATAACGCCATTTGGCGTATTCTTCAGTTTACCCTCAGGTAGCATCTTTTCTGTAGATTCTAACATAGATTCTACTTCTATTGGATTTACTCCAGCAGATAAGAGCTTTTTCTTTTTAGCTTTAATACTATTTTCATATTGAGTAACAATCTTCTTTAATGATGGAGACAGATCAGAAAGCTCACAAGTTCTTCTAATCTTGATATCTTGTAGTATACCAGTTAATTTAGAACGAACTTGAATACGACCAAAATCTGTAATAGCATCTAATTCTTCATCATTGATATTCTTAAGAAGTTTATTAGCATCTTCTTCTTCAAATGCATTCTGGAATACAATTAAAGGAGACCCTTCTTGAATAGGTTTACCAACTTCTGCTAAAGAGAATATATTAGACTGTGCATCTAAAGAGCATAACTTTTCTACTACATAGAATGAAGTTAATGCGTCTACCATTCTCGTATTGATGATAGAAGAATCTTCGTAGGCTTCATCAGTACACATAATAGCAATCTTAGCTAATGTACCAGCATTATATGCAATATTCTTAGAATTCTTATCAGAAGCTACAGTGGGAGAATATGAAGTTGGATCATACGCTAAGATATCATTCTTCTTTAAGGTTTGACCCTTCTTAACCTGTGGCTTTAATTTAACTGTGACATAGAAACCACCATCTGAGTTCTTCATTGTATGGTCAGACAAATCAACAAATTCTTTTGATTTATTTCCATCTTCATCAATAGTTTCATAAATGATGAATTCATCATTGACGTCTAATACTTTACCTTTAACTCCTTTGAATTTATGGGAAAAGATATCGGTTGTAAAGTAAGGAAGAGCTTCGTCCATACCATATGTAATCAGACTAGGAGAAGAAGATTTAACTCTCATCTGATGCTTAACTGTCTGAACAAATCCCATTGCTGTACGAATAGGATCGTCATGTGTAGTAGCATAAGGAGTCATTGCTTCATAAATAGTTAGAGTATTAAGAGTATTCAGATCTTTTGGCTTTTTAGGATCCATCAATCCTCTACTATTCTGAATAGATGCATTGATAGTCATTGGTCTGGTAATACCAACATTACCTGCAAATCCTGTAGATGCTCCAAGAATACCAAGCATAGATTCATCATATACTCGTTTATCTAATGTATATGCTCTATCAGCATTCATACCAGATAATCCTTTGAATGATGCAGATGTAGCAGCTTCTGCTTCTAATAATGGAGAAGATACAGATAGATCGGAGAATCCGGGATCTTTCATAAGAGCATCTATTAATGCAGATTGTTTAATAGAGAGTTTAACTCCTTTACCAACTCTCTTAGATTTACTAGCATAATCACCATAAGCATTAGCCAATACTTGATATAAGTATCCTGCTAAGATTTCATTGGTTCTGATTCTATTTCCAGAAATATCAGCATGTTGATTATATTCTGTAGAAGCTAAGAGTTTATTAGCATATGCCAAAGCTTCTATATAATCATAGGGAATCTTCTTTCTCTTACAGATATCAATAGACATAGGATCAAATTCGCAATCATAGAAGTTATCCAAACCATCTGCTTTGATACGTCCACCAAAGTCATCCAATATATCTAACCACATAGATTTGCTATTAATATCTTTAATAGAATAGGAACTCAAATCACACTTAGTCAATCCAGTCATTAAGAGAGAATCTTCTGGGTGTTCATCATTGTATATGATGTATCCATCAGAAAAACGAATAACAGATTCTGTATCCGTTGCTTTTGGTCTCTTTTCAGAGAAGCGATATTTAATCTTAGATTTATCCATCGCTTTCTGTAAACCTTCACTGAAAGCCATCAAAATAATTACAGGAATATCTGTATTCATAATAGATGCTTCAGAATACGAAAGTTTATTAGACGGTACTGTACTTACATAGAGATCACCAAAAGCTTTATCTTTAGAAGCTAAGAAATTTCCAATATCAAAAGATAATCTTTCTTTATCTCCATATACTGCTTTCTTAGTTTTATTATCAAAGCCAAATATAATATGTTTTGCTTGATCATATTTATTATCAGTGGGAAGTTGTAATGCTTTATCATAATCAAACGTTACATAACTTCCATCTCCTAAATTGATTCTGGAATACAAACCAGCCAAATCTCTATATTCGATCGGTAATTCATATTTAGAACAGATAAAACTATTATCTCCTTCAAATACTTCCAGTTTAGAAGTTATTGTATTTAGCTTACTAAGAGCTTTGGTTAATTTAGATACGCCTTTGGTTGATTTAGAACCATTAGATGGATTGATTCTATAAATAAAGATCTTATGATAAGAGGTAACAATCTGTGCCGTATCTTCATCTGTTTTAATAATAGGCATTAAAATTAACTGACCAGCAATAGTTTTTAAGTTTCCTCTTAGTTTCATAAACCGATGATTGATAAACTTAGGAATATCCAATTTGATAGTGGATCTGGTTCCATAAGCATCTTCCATTACTACGGTCAATGTATTGACATAGTCCATATTGGTTGAAGTATCTTCCATCTTCATAGATACGACAGATAATGGTCTGGATTTATATCGGAATGATTTAAGAATAGCAACAATATCTTCATCAATATCATATGATTTTTCTAAATTTAATGAAGATATATTTTTCCATTCTTCATTGATAGAGTCAATCGGAATAGGTTCGGACTTCAAGGATCTGTCTTTGGTATAATAGTTCTCTAAGATTGTTTTAACTTTCTTGCCATGAATTTCTGTATTATCGTATGTCTTATCTAATTCTTCCATACGTTTTTGTCTAGCTTCATTGATCTTGATCGTATCTTTAGAATTCTCATCTAAATCAGCAACAACAGATTTTAACCAGTCTTCATCAGGATTAACGATAGGTTCTTTATGTTCTGGAGCAACGTCAATGATTTCTTCTTTCTTTTCATCATCAGAAACTTTGACTGTTACATATTCTGTATCTTTACCAGATAATTCTTTATTCTGGGTTAATCCGGAAGTTACAACGGTTTCTTCATCATCCGTTGTATCTGCATCGGCAATTTCATTAGCAATTAACTTCTTGGTTAAGTATACAAACTTGATCAATTCTTTGATACTGAAATTATTTAAGTTTATTTTAAAGTATGCATTCTTAGAGCAAATAATAAAATCAATTCCTTCCCATTCATTTGGGAATATTTTCTTTTGCTTGGTTAAACGGAAGATCATGGAGAATGGATTGATATTTTTAGTAAAGTCAAATAATACTTTATCTTCGATTCCATTACACCATTCGTTGACTGGAATTATAACTGTCTTTCTGCTATACCCTTCATTAGTTAATCTAGCATCATTCAGATATCTTGTCATCATATGATGCAACAGATCAATTCCTTTATCTCTGATATATAATTCGTTATTCTTAAAGAACAAGTTTGCATAATATGACCAATCAACAATTAAGTTTTTTCTTTTATAGATAGAAAGATTGATATATGTATATTTAATCCAATCAATAGAAGCTTTAATCTTCTTATAAAGAGTCATAGCTTCTTTTTGATTTTTGATGCGTTCATTATATAAGAATCGTCTAAATATATTAGGATAATTCTGATTGATTCCGAAATCTTCATTCATAGCAATTAATTGTGCTGCATCTGGATAGAAAGAGGTAGCTGAATCAGATTTCACATATATATTATTATATTGAGTATTGAGTTCTCCCATAGAGGATTCTAATACAGAATCAATCATATGATCTCTTGGTTCTTCGGCAGATTCTAAATAGAACGTATAGTCTTTCTCTGCATAATAAGACAAGAACGTTTTATTATTCACTAAGAACTGATTGGTATTTAAGAAGTCTATAGAACCATCTATAGATTTTGTCAGTAAGAAGACAACACTACCCTTATAACGATCTTTAAGATCTGTAGGATATTTAAGTTTGGTCTTCATCAAACGAAGAGGAACAAGTTTTTCAATAGATGTTGCCATATAGCACATATCCTTTCATTTGAAAATAATATGAAAATTTATATAAGTGTTCGATAACTACATTGTAAGCTGTCGTTTTGAGAATTTAAAAGTTATATCTCAACGAACTTAGATAGTAATAGGATAGGTGATAATTATGAAAAAAGAAGAATTCTTAGAGACAATTTCTAAATACTCCAGAGAAGAATTAAAAGATTATCTATATAGATATATCCATACAAAGAGAAAACTAATGAATGCCATTACCATCGTTGATGATATGGCAAAAACTAAATTGGATAAAACTAAATCATAATTCTATGATTTGTGTTTATAAAGTTAGGAGGATTTTATAAATGGAGAAAGTAGCAGAGTTGTTAAAAATCATCAATAAAGGAACAACTTGCACAGCATCTCATAAGGATGAAATCAGAGTTATGCGTGCAATGATGAATGACACAACCTACAAAGTAGACCTATATGGGGTAAGTGGTAAAGAATCTACATATAACCCATCTACTAAAATTAGAGAAATGTGTGCATCTGTTATGAGTTCAGCGGCAAAGATCCCAATGGCAGAAGCACAGAGCTTAATGAGAGAACATGAATTCAAAAAGAGTGAAGCAGAAGCTTTGATTGAATTCAGCAAAGAATTTATTAATACCTATATCCATACAGGACGTAAACTTCCTCTTGGTGGAAGAGAAAAATCTAATGTATCAGTGGCTCTTAAAGAAATTCCTGCTGGAGAAAGAACATTCCCGCAGGTTGTTGAAGTAAAGAAAGATGGAACTAAGATTTATAGTTCCGGAAGAACATATGTGAAAGCATATGAAAGTGTTAAAGTATTTGCTCCAGCTCCCAGCTGGTTGAAATAATAACTTACAAATAATTCCCATAGACCATATGGTCTATGGGATACACTTTTGTTTTTTGTAATCTAAGATTTTCTAAATCATATATTATATATTTGATAGAGGGAAGAGATAGTTACCGGCCATCTCTCCCATATCAAATATATGACTTATAAGATTTTATAGCTGTGTAATCTTATAAGCCTCGAAAGGAGAATACGTATGATTACTAAAGACATTAATTCCAAAGAATATGCTCTTTGGTTTTCTGGATATCTGAAAGACGCTTTAGAAAATCTAAAATTGATTAAAGATACACCAGATAATCACGAGTGTATTCTCGCTTTCAAGATTACTTTGTTAAGTAATCTTGTCAAAGCACAAGATATACTCTTATCCTAACCCGATAAGTATATCTCTAAGAAATCATTCGCAGCTAAACTACATGATTTCTTACTAACTAGTTATACGAAATCTAAAATTGTAATCTAATTTATTTTAACTTATATACTATATGAGTGAAAGTAAATATTTAATCTATATATTTTCTAAGATACGGAAAGTATCAGGAAGGAGAATGACAATGTTAGTCATTAGAGAAGGTGTTCCGGTATTATCAGTTAAAACTGAGATGGAAGATTACATTCGTCTCAGAGAAGGAGAGTATGATAAACTCATCAATAGATTTCATGCTCATCCTGAGTCACCAGCTGCGATTTCTTTAAAAGAAGAAATTGTAAAGCTTAAAAGAAATTGGAAAGTCGGATAATTTTATTATTTTAAAAGGAGCGAATTTAAAATGGATGAAAAGTATTATAGACGTAAATCTTGGAAATGGTGGAAACCGTTCTATGAAGATGAGAATGGTAAGACACAGATTAAAAATGCGTATGCATATCCACTTATGATGCTGGTTATCGTGATGTGTACAATCAACGATATTCAGTGGTAAAAATATCTGAGAGTCTTAATGACTCTCTTTTATTTTTTATTATTTTTTAAACTTCATAGTAATACTATCTATTTTATCTCTCAGGAAGGTGAACCTACAATGAATCTAATCAATGGAATCTGTGATGAAAAATTCTGCAAAACAATTAATATTAAAGATGGAAGCTGTATAGATGATCTGTCTATTATCAATATAACTATATCTGCTGCATTTAATCGTGTTATTAATCTTCTTATTGATTTTAATGTCGCTAATTTTACATCAAAAAATGTAAAAGATCATGTTCCTGAGTTTTATATAACAAAAGAACTTAGTAATCTGATTATAGAACAAGGTAAGATGAAGAATATCGGATGCTTCCAAGTATTTGACCATAATAAAGTTCATAATGCTTATATTTTTTATAATAAACTTATAGATGAAGAATATGCTAAGGCGTATGATATTATGAATACTTTAGCTAATATGAGTAAATCGACTGTTCATGTATCTACCGTTACAGCAGTTTATGATGAAATAGAAGGAGAGATTAAATTTATCATTCCTTATGAAAATACGATGATTGAATCCAACAAGCATTATAATGAATTGATAAATTCGCATATAACATTTGAAAAGTAAATAACATTATAGTGATGCATATAATCCTCCCTCACACGTTTTATATGCTCAGGATTGATATATACATAGAACAAAAGAACTATAATCTAAATTCAAGCGATTCCCTAGCTTGCTTCCCGTTGTCTATTATATTCTTTTGATCGAATTCTATTGTATATATCAATCAACTTAATTCTCTCCTTACACTTTTTCATTTTCATGCAAAACCTCGTCATTTTTTTAAACTCCTTAAAAAGTATCCCATGAGCTATATAGCTCATGGGCAATGCTTTTGCAAATTGAATTTTAATTAGATATTATAATAATGAGTAATTCATGAAAATTTATTACAAGAAAGGATGTATTATTGAATGAAGAAAGATAAACTCTTAAAGGAGCTCACTCTGACTAATTCAAAAACAGGAGAAACTGTAAATTTTAGAATTACTAATGAGATTATGCAAAAATACAATAAAATAAAGAAAATTAAAAAATGGCCCTTAGAACAGTATCTATGGGTACAGTATTATTATGGTAAAAAAGAAGAGACCATATAAAGGAGAAGATTATATGAAAAATAGAGCTTTATTAGGATCTATTGCCATGGAAATTATGAAAACGTGCAAAGATTGTAATCCTAAGTTACGAGCTGCTATTTTCATCAAGAATCAAGAAAACGTTAAAGATAATAAAATAGATTTAAATGAAGTAGCTGCTTATGGCGGCTACTTCCATTCTATTCACGACGTTAATGAATTTTTGATGATTATGAGCGCATTATTAAAAAATCGTTTATCTATAATGCCTGAAGAAGATTTTGTAGCAATACAAAGCAACCAAATGCTATTGATGAATGCGTTTGGAGATATTTTAAAGAAAGAAGACCTGGATAAATCCACCTATAAAGATATATTATTATCCAGAGAGGAAGGAAAGGAGAAGTAATGTAAATGGAACTTAACTTAGATGGTTCGCTCGATGTATTTACTGACGCCAGTACAACAAAGAGCGATAATCGAACAGTAAGTTCCCCAGGATATGCAATAGTATATAAAAATAAAATTATCAAATCTGTCAATAGAATTTTCTATAACACAACTTCAAACTACGGAGAAATGTATGCTATTATTATGGCACTGGGTGCACTTATTGAAATTAAGAGACAGCTTAATTTGAAAAACATGGATATGCCACAAATCAATTTGTTCTCAGATTCTGAGATTTCTATATTGGGATTAAGAAAGTGGATATTCAATTGGTGGAGTAATAATTCGACACAATCATTCTATAGTGAAGTGAAGATATTCTCCAACCAAGGTATACTTAACAAAGAACTGTTTGTAACAGCTGTGCGTATGATCGTAGATAATGATCTTCCGATTAATCTATATCATACCAAAGCTCATGTTCATATGAGCAGACCGAAAGAATTGACTCATATGATTAATAAGTTCAGTATTATTAACCATTGTACAATTGATCAGAAAGTAGCATGTTATCTGGCATACTATAATACGTTTGTCGATAATATGACGAGGGATAATTTGAAAAAGGTTGTCTTTGACAGCCTAAAGTTTGACAAAGAAAAATATGCACATTTAAATTTTCAATTCATGGGATTCTTAACCAGCGATGTGATGTGCAAATATGCACGACTCATCAACAAAGACTAAGAATTGTAAAATCGTGAGGGGGAATAAACTTGGATTTTGCAGAAATGTTAATGAATGCAGTACCTGAGCGTATTGTAAAAGAACGCAAACAACTTCATACACCAAGTACAAACTTATATTATTTTGAGCAAGCCAATTATGAATTGCAAGAAATCTATCAAAAAGAAGAAGACGATTTGTATGCTCATTTAGCAGCAGATAAATCTCCTTTGACATTTGAAACCATTCATCCGAATGATACAATTGCACAAAAAAGAATATTGCGTAAAAATAGGGAAAACACAGGATACGGAAGCAAGATTAGACCAAAACCATATGATCCATATGAAGTCGCATGGAATATGAATCGTAATGCAAGATATTATACTCCAGGACTTCAGTATATACAACAAAGAGGACCAATGGGTATTCAATTTGAGAATCCAAAATTTAGGGAATGGATTACCAAAGTGAATACTGGGATTACTAAAGAAATCAATGATCCGGTCACAATGGCAGCTCCTTATTGGGAGAAATATGTTCGTCCTAAGTCCGAATATATCGGAGTTAAAGATGAAATATCTGGGGAAGAACATGATGACCAGAAATATGAGCGAGATAAAGCAGGAGAAAAAGAACTGGATAGAATCGCTCGTGTTCGTGAACAAAAGATCAAAGATGCTAAAGGTCGCTTCGATCCGTTACAATTAGAAACTCTTATGAATTTGGGTATGGTAGACTCTGAGGGAAATCTTCTATCCGACCAAGAAAGAGAGATTCTATATCAGGAGAGAGACAGAGAAGAACGTCGAAATCTAAGAAGTATGGAAGAAAGACAAAGACGCAGACAATCTGAAGTTACTCCTGGGACCAATACAAGAAAACTGAATAGATTACAAAACAGTATATTTGAAGTAGATGAGACTCAGTCCGCATTAGCGAACAATCAGCGACTCTATCAAGTACAGAGAGATGCTATGATGGGTCGTCCATTTAATAAAGAGACAAATTATAGAGAAGTCACTCCACAGGAGATTGCTGAACAACAAAGAAACAGCAGTATTCTGGGAGTGTATGGGGCAAGCAATTATCAAGACTATTATCGACAAATGGGTATGCCTGCTATGCCAGAATATATTCCAGGTTATGGGTATAGTGGTATGGGAGGAGTTCCCGATCGATATGGTCTACCAACTACATATTATGATGATGGATCCAGATATCTGAATCCAACAAAGAGAGAAATCCGACGTCGAGAGCTTCCTGTTGTTTATGTCTGCCATAATGAAGAAGAGTGGAATAAAGCAGAAGAGCTTAAGAAGAAGGATTATGAATTTAGAAAATCACGTAGACCAAAGAGACGAGACATCTTGAAAGATGGAGTAGATTATGAACTCATCCGTAGTAAAACAGATGATGATGGATATACTCACTATTCTATTTATGATTCCAAATTGGGAAGATATCTTGATCATCAAGAGATTCATTACCGATTGGAAAAGACATCACTGCCTCCACAGGGAAATACACCTGATGGAGAATATGTAAATATGGTTATGAATTGTGTAAAGCAGATTGAAAAGGATGATACATTCAATCTGTCTACAGAATTGTCCAGATATAATACATATGTAGCAGATGTTGTTGGATATCTTAGAGATGTATTGGATCTGAAAACTTGGGAAGTACTACAAGAAGAATGTATGATTCAGTTATTCCAGTATAGAGAAGCTGATCCATTAGCAATCTATAAATCAACTGTGTTCAATAATACCAATCATACTATTGTGGCTGTTCCTAAGCCAGCAGCTCCTGGAGAAATCAAAGGAGTCTTGGATAAAGTCATAGATACTTTGCTAGAATGCTGTAAGAAGGTTTACTCTCATATACCTTTCGATAAGACTGGAAAAGAACAGATAGCTTATCTGAAAGATCTGTATAACTTAGAGGTCATTCCAAGAAAAGAAGATGAACTTCATGGACTGGTCAATAAGATGGTTGGTCGGATGGATGAGAAGAATCAAATTCGTCTGGCAGACTATTGTATTTATAAGAGTTTCTTCAGACAGAAGTATCATTTGAATGAAGTCGAAGAAATTTTCTTTAATTGGTGGAATTCTCCATTTGGAAGTCGTAATCATATGGAAGAAGAAGATTATGAGACGGCTTATGTTAATCGTATGGCGAGATTGGCCGAGATTAAAACCAATCAGTTCTTTGCAAGTACTTTAACTAGACAACAAGTACTAGAAAGAACAATGGCCAATCATTATGCATGGATGAATCAAGTTACGGGAGGAGCTATTTCTAGACCAGATTTGACTTCTCAGCAGAAACTTGACTTGGCTTGTTATGTAAATTCTATGAGAGATTATGATGAAATCAGAAAAGATCCGATTAATATCGAATGTGCTCCAGATACATCATATGCGAATAGCGATTTATATAAAGCGGGTTGGGATTATCGTAGAAAGAATTCGGTTAAATTTAATGGATTAGATCCTGCGGCAGCAGAGATATGGTATAATCCATCCGATCCCGACGATCCTTATAATGAACCTGGTATTCTATGTCCTGATGATGAGACACAGGAAAGAAGACAAAAGTTTATTGACAGGATCTTTAAACGGGTAAGGAGGCCGACCATACTATGATGGAAACAAGAAAGTCTGCGTCCGTTATATCCTATGCTGAAGATTCTGGTATAGGATATAACAATCCGTATCTGCAGATCTTTCTGCAGATGAAACATGCACCCATCGATACATATCTGACTAAAGAAGATAAGTATATTCTATGGCGGTTAGCTACATATCCTCCATATAGTGAGGGAACCGCTGAAGAACGTATGGCAATTTATGATCAGATTATGAATCCAAGAGGATTTATTCGATCGTATGCAGGAACGAATAGGGTTATATATACACATAAAGATGATCCGAGTTTTCTGTTAAAGATTGGACTTGATAGTGTAGGTATTAAGGATAATCTGGATGAATTCAAAAATCAGAAGTATTTACGACCGTATGTTCCTAAAACATTCGACGTTACACCATGTGGAACAATTGCATTATCTGAGAGAGTCAAACCAATTATGAATAGGGAAGACTTTCTCAAGAATGCATCTATGATTTATGACACAATTACGTATTTAGTCAATAAGGGTTTTGTATTAGAAGATATTGGTACGGATTTCTTTATGAATTGGGGAGTGAGGCATAACTTTGGCCCAGTTCTATTGGATTATCCGTATTTATATAGAATTAATAAGAGTCGCATGCGTTGTATTAAGTATACACAAGATCACAAACCTTGTGGTGGTAAATTGGTCTATGAAGATGGTTTCAATTTCATACATTGTGAGAAATGTGGTCAGAGATATGCGGCAAAAGATGTTGGCACTCATATTGAAGTATTTAAATTTAAGAGGAGAGGTAAAAGCGTCATGAGAAAAAACAGAGATGAAATCGTTGTAGAAGTAAGCATTGGTAACAAGAAGTACACCAGACCTATTAGTCCGAATGCATCTGTGGACTATGTGGCCAAAGAAGAAATCATTGAACGGGTAAAAACTGAAAAACCAAAGCCTGTAAACAATCCAGCACCTCGTATGTATATGGGGGATAGCAGAACACCAACTCGTAAGAGTATATCTCCTAATCCCAATACAAAGCTGGAAAGTAATCCAGGATTCAGACATTTCAGATTGATCGATGATCGTCTGAAACCCATTATGATGCAGCTTGGGAATGAACTCGGTTTTGATCCATTCCGTATTCCGATTATGATGGAAGAATATATTGCGGAATATATGCAGGATCACTGGACAGACTATATCGATATTAAGGTTATTTGTAATCCGACTTCTGAAAGAAGAAAACTTCCGGCAGCCGATAAGATTCAGTATGATCGTAAGATTGACGAAGAATTTGAAGTTCCTAACGGAAAAGTGTTCGTCTATGAACTGAGATCATACATAACTAATATGTATATCAGCAAAGCATTCCCGCAAGTGAATGAAGATGCGATGTATGGAACTTTCCAGAAAGCAGTCAGATCTTACTTTGCAGAGCTTAAGAAATCTCAGGAATTTGAGAAAAAAGAAAAGAAAGAAGACGTTGAAAAAGGAAATGATGAGCTGGCAAATGCTTTATTAGATATCGCCAATTCAGAAGAATGGAATCCGCAGGCTCATGAGGGAGAAGACATTCCTGTCAAAACTCCCGATGAACAAGAGACTGTAGATATTAGCAAAGTCTCCTTTGATAATCCAAATACCCTGGGAGCTCCGATTGTAGCAGATATGGCTCAAGATATTATTGCTACTAAGAGCAAACCCAAGTCCACTGAGTTCTAAACAGTAAGAGAAATTTGAGGATATTAAATCATCCTCAAATTTCTTTTTTGTTATATATTATAATGATGAGTGTTAAATATGATTATTATGAAAGGAGAGGAATATCTATGTGGGGAGCTACATACTTTACCTCTAATTATGAAGAGCTGTATATGGCTCAAGCAAATCCTAATTTTAATATTATCATTATAGACGATGATCGAAGAAGATATGAGATTATGGATCCCAGTACAGGAAATTATAGACTTCCTGACAGGGTATCTTTTATGTCGGTATTATTACCACCATTTGATTCTGTCAGTGCGTATATAGATGGAAGATTATTAGATGCAGAAAATATCTATAATCAATATTTGTATGCGGATTATGTAGTAGCTCAGAATCTATCGGCTATCTTAGCTGCCGTATTCTATGGGAAACATTTGTTATTCTTTATTCCACCAGATGAAGAAATCAGTTTTGATTTTAGTCGGGTATTGTTCGGATATATCCAATCCAATTATGGATTGCGTATAGGGCAAATTAGTATCCTGCAGTCTGGACTGCCTATGCCAACCGTATATCAATTGGGAGCGATGATCGAATTGATGTATGATATGGGTAATGCGCCATTTGATATATTTGTTATGAATTATCCGGATGGTCTTATGCCCAGTCAATTTACGATTGATAAAATCTATAGGGAAGGAAATATGAACGATGATATTATCCGAGGATTATTAAACTTCCCATCTTATATCAATATTGCTCCGGAACATGTAGCACAGGCTATGGTTGTTTATATTAAGAAAGCAAGAGATATTGCTTTCCGTAAACGAGAACAGCAACAGAACAATCAAGAATTGAAATCGCCATTTGTACAAATGGGAGAACAAAAGAAATGATATATTTTGCAGATCAATCATTGTGGAGGTATGTAAGAGATAATACAGATAAGTATTTCTATAGATCTTTCTTATCAACAATCTCCATAGGATCTCCAATAGATTCAGATATATTGCCTCCACCAGATATACAGAAATTCTATATTGAGCAGGATATGGAACAATTCAGAAGATCCTATATGGGATATATGAATACATATGGTGCTCATATGGCAATTATGGATATCATGATGGATAATTATTATAATCCAGATGTAGTTATATTAACCGATCTTCAGAATACATTTGCATCAAACGTAGTAGAATGTATAACAGCTTACATCTATAGCCGATATGGCTATAGATGTACTATTGTATATGATGTAGATGATTTGGTGAATACAAAAGTTCATGACGAATTACCGGCTATGTATTATCCTGTTTTTTATGCGGATAAGAGATGGTATATTATGGAAACAATGGATCCACAAATGATCATGAATAATATGGATGATATAGAGGATATGTCCAATGGGAGATAAAGCTATCTATGAATATACAAACTATACATCTCCTATTGGTTTAGTTATTGGGAGATATATCTATGAATATGATATAGAGCATGCTAATATCAGTATATTACATGAAGCCAAAGAAATATCTGATCAGATCTTCAATTTGTTATTAAGATCTTCCAAACGAGACAGAGAAGTTATGGTCGGAAGATTATTAGAAAAGGGAAGATCATCCCGTGCAGTCAAATTATTGGAAGTATTGGATAATGGATTCTTACAAGCTAGAAAGAATATTATAGAGTCTAATCAAATAGATTCTCATAATATCTTAATGACAAGAAAGGATTCAATCTTTGTATTGGATAAGCATTTATCTCATACGAGATTTGGAGAAGTACAATTCTTATTAAAGAATACGTATACCTCTTATTATAATTTAGGACTAAACAATTTAGTTCTATTATATGGTAAGAAGTCTACAGGATTTATGAAAGAAGAAGACTTCTTAGTTGTCAAAGGAATCTCTAAATCTAATCAAGATCTTCATAGTCAATATATGATGACGTTTTTATCTAATCTGTTATATATGGCAGAGCATTCTGATATCACTTATGTTTTATTTGAGCTAAAAGACTTTATGAAGAAGTACAGAAATCGAGAATTACCCACTGGTTATTATAGAGAATTCAACGCTTCTTCTAAGTATAGAGTTCTATTGTCTGTTCATCATTTGAACACAGAATATGGATTACAGAGTGTATCAGAAACAGAAGATGTATATAGTATCGATATTGGATATAATTATGAAGTATTGGTTAAATTGTATCAATTATTTTCCAGTAAATATTTTGGATAGAATACACTATGAGTCATATGACTCATAGTGATCTTCCAAAGAGATAGTATGTGGGAGTCGTTTCAATGACTCTTACTGCACTGTTTTATTTTTTATTTTTGATTGAATATGGTACTACTATATAATGGGAGGTAGGAAACTACCGGAGGAAAATTACATATGCAAACAAGTGGAATTGATAAAGCTTATTATTTAGAAGCAGGAGGAGAAATCACTACTATTTTATCTAACTTCAATACTGACTTCGTATTTGATGTAACAGATGATCTCATGAGACAGCGTTTTGACTCATTTAGCACAATACCAAAGCATAACTTTGTTACTGAATTAGAAATTGGTTTCCGGGATTTGTTAAATAGATATCCTGGAGATGTAGAAAATATTAAGTTATGTAGACTCAATACGTATAAAGAGATCTTATCTAGAATTAGTAGAAATTCTGGAGTTAAATTCTTTTATGAAGCAGATACGGATATTTTCTATTTGGCGACAGTTGTATTTGATTTGTTTATTACAAATTATAATAATTATGTATTCCGATTCTTATACAACTTTATTATCAGTCAGAAAGAATATATCTACAATGCATTAAATTTATCAAAATTAAAGAAGTCTAAAGATATCAGTACAGTGTATAATAAAGAGCATTATGAAGATCAACAGTTGGCAATCATTAATGCAAATTTGGATCAGTGTATTAAATTTATTTCGGCATTGGATTTTAATACGGCGACCACATTGTCTTATATCTATACTTCTACACAAGAAATTATGGAAATGAATTATTTAATGCAGCATATTGAACCGGATATTAACTTATTCGAAGTATTGATACAGCCTTTGCTTAAAAATGATTTGATTTATCCTTCTCTCTCTACAGCCATTAAGCTGGAAATACAGAAAAACAATGTTATTTATAACACCAATCCTCAATATGTTAAAGGAGAAGAATAAACTATGAATGATGTACAGAAATCGAAAGAAGCGATCATTCAACAGAATAATGAAAAATTAGATGAACTCATTCAAGAGTTTGAAAAAGATAAAGAAAAAATACAAGAAGAATTATCTACTGATGAAGAAATAGATAAGTTGATTCAGGATAGTATTTCTGAAGAAGATCTGAATAATTTTAATATTCCTGAACTGACAGAAGAAGATAAAACAAAATTAACAGAAGATCAAATTACCCTTTATAATATAGGAAAGCAATTGGCTGCAGAAAAGGAAGATGATTCTAATACTAAAGTAAATATAAATATCAATGATTATACTAAATATTTAGAACAAGATACAGTCGATTTACTTCATTCTGACAATACACAGCAAAAAGAATCTGGCATTGAAATTGCTAAGAAAGAACTGATCTATAAAGCATACAATATGTATATGGATATGGAACAAGAACGCTTTAACGAAGAAGTATCCAGAGTATCGCAGAAAACTTATCCAGATCAGATAGCTAAGCATTATTTTGATAGCAATAACAAAATGTATGGATACAATGAAGATACAGAAGAAGTATCAGAATATATTCTTATGCCAGAGGATGAAGGAAAAATATTAACTTCTGATAAGAAAATAGAAACTAGAATGACTTATAAAGATACTTTATTCTTAACTAGATTAATCGATCTTATTGATCATTTTGATAATATCCATCAATTGGTTAAGAATTGTACCAATGAAGTCAGATATAAAAGAGCTTTAGAAAATATCAATACATTTATCAGATATAGATTGGAACCTGGTAAAGAAAAGAATAACATTACCTGTGCAGACCATATACCAGAATATATTGAACGTATGATTATATCTCAGAAAGATAAATATGCTCCCTATAAAGATATTCTGGGAAAAGCATTTATCTATATGCTGTATAAACTGTCTATGACTATGTCTATTGCAGACTATAATGACATCTTTTTTATCTATACTTTGAATAATAATCTCTATATGCTTAACTATGGAGGACTGCAGAATGCCTCTGGAGCTAGATTACAATTATTCAAATCATTGTATACATGCATTGATAAATTGTATCAGAAATTAAGCAATGCAGAATAATCAATAGAATATCCCATAGAGCATATGCTCTATGGGAATCTCTTATAAGTTATCTATATTGATACCATTGTTGATCTGATCAATAATATTCTGTTGTGGGTTAGGAATATTTGGATTGGGTTTATTTTTATCGGATGATTTTGTATTGGTCTCTGTAACAAATCTCATAATGATCATATATATTCTGGAACCTATTACGTTATAAATAATTTCTTTATTATAAGAAGCACAAAGTTTAGCATACAATGGTTTACTCATTTTAGCACTTACCATATTGGTTGTTTCATCACGAAGCATATCTTCTTCTTTAGATGTAAAGAATGTTTTAGAACCCATTCCGTTCATCACTAAATATTCCTGAATACATTCTGCGATTAATGCGTCTAATTCTTGAATGGATTTAGAAAAATCTGTGGTTAAATAGAACTTTTCTTCTTTAAACGAAAAATGATGATTTAAAAGCGTTAGTAAAGCCACGATTATGATCATGCAAGATGAAAATAAGACGTTTTCAGGACTTACCAGTACAGATATACACCACACCCATAATAAAATGACGTAAGAGTATGCTTTGTATATTTCAATGAAATTGTCTATTAAGTTTTTCATAGAAGCTAAGAATTGTTTACATTTTGGAATTTGTAATTTAAACCATTCTTTCATAGCAAACCAATGTCTATAAAACCAATTATATCCAAGAGAATGTTTCATATATAAAACCTCCTTATATATTATAGAGATGTATAAGACTATATTACAAACAAGATCTCAGTACTATATAGTACTGAGATTCTCATTTAATTAAAGTAAGTTTCATTATAAGAAGACCAATCTATAATTTGGTCTCTGATCTTTAACATTTCTTTTATTTTTTGATCTCGATCATCGGCGTTCTTAAGATCATTCTTTAACATGTAATAAATCTTAATAGCCAAATCTCTGGTGATCCCATATTTATATTTCTGTAGTAATTCCCACCATTTACCAAATCCCAATGTAGAGGGAACTTTAAAGTTTTCATTGTTATGATACAATTGATGGCATGTTTTACACAGCATAACTGTACCAACATTATGATTCATATGTTCCATTTTGATTAATTCCGATAAATCAAAACTGGATAAAGAGCCATATGTATTTAGGATGTGTTCTGTAATCACTAAGGCTATATCAAATATAGTCAAAACGTGGTGATGTAATTCTATAGTAGCCACATCATCTTCTCCATCAGAAGAAACGGTAATATGAGGATGCAATTGACAGCGATCAACACCCATCTGAATCAGATGAGCTTTATAGTGTCTATAAAAATTAGAAGTTCTTACTCTGGTAATCGCTGAATATAAAAAGTTTCTATATACATCTACATCTTGTAGAGTTTCTTTTGTTTGAGCAAATGATATGGAAAATGGAGAGGATGGAGATTCTAAGGTAGGATTAAATCCGCCGTATGAGAATACGTTAGGAAATTCTTTTTCTACTAGAATCGATTCTATATTCGAGTTCATATTTCCATATATTCCTTTCATTATAATTTAATATAATGTCCTAAGATGACGGCTTAGAATCAATATAAATATGAGAATTTGAGGTTGACTACATAGTAATAATATAATCCAAAGGGTAAGGAAAGGAGCATTCTAAGTGAGTAATCTAACGATAAATAAGACATATACGGCTAATCCGGCTATAGATTATCTGTTGTATTATTCCAAGTTATTGGCATTCAACTCTGTCATTAAGAATGAAGAAGAAGCATTACAAAATGAAACCAAACAGAGTATGCTCAATGGGGATGCATTAATTGCTTGTATTGAGGGCAATGCTATATTTGAATTGTTTGATTATGATGAAGAAATCTTAAAAAGCATCGGTATGGTTGGAGATTCTAGAATTGGTAAATGTATAGAAGACCGCAATAATATACCAGATGTTAAAGAATCTATTTTTATGGATCCTGTGAAAGATGCTCATGATCATATTATAGGATATAAACTTCCGGATGAAGTAAATAAAGTTCATAAAATAGGAGATACATTTAGAGTTACTACTGGCTCTAAAGCAGAAGCATTCAGAGATTACAAAGTAAAAGAATATGCTGATAATAAAGTTATTGCTTATTACAGCTTACGAGACAGTGCTACACAAGCAGCTGCTAAGAAATTCATTAGAGATTATAATGAACAGAATAACTACTATCGTAAACTCTGTGGTCTTCCTAATATCGGAGACTATGGTATTCCGATTATGGACTATGAATATTTTGATGTGAATGGAATACAGGAGTTTATTAACAATGAAGGCATTACGTATGTACATGAGTTATCTCATCAACAGATTTTATATCTTGAGCATAAAGGTATTCTTGACCAGATTAAAATAGATTACCCAGATGCAGCTTACTTAGACTATATTGCTTGTGGATTAACCCCATACAAAGTTAGAAAAGCTTATGAATATCAGCTGCTCTATATTCCTAAGATTGATGATAATGGGGTTGTATCTGAAAAGTTTGAAACAAAGTATGAAGAAAATAGATTATATGTAATGAGTACTTTGTACAGCGAAGCTTTAAAGATTGGTTCTGACTATTATACCAATTTTATGGGTATGATGATCATGATTATGACCATTACCGATATATTGGCTAATATGCATGAAGATATTATTAAGAGAGATATATTTGATAAACGTTTTATCCAGTATATCTTCGAGATGTATGGCATTCCGTATTATAATACAATTCCTCTGAAATATCAATGGCGCATGTGCAAGAATATTAATAGTCTGATTCGATATAAATCTTGTGCGCAAGGTATGCTAAATATTATTGATCTATTTGGAGCAGAAAATATACAAGTATTCAAATACTTTATACTTAGAGATCGTAATATAGATCGATGGGGAGATTTAATATATAATCGGATGCAGAAGAAGTCTTCTAATCTGAATTCTATTATTAAATATGAACGGTCGTCTATTAAGAATGTAATGACTGGCAAAGAATATCCAATTCCCTATCCAACGTTTAAAGGAGTTAAGATTACTAACTTTACTTCGAATACAAATCAGATGCTCTTATGGTATAAGAATAATCCTTTAAAATGGGGTGATGATTATACTATTAACAATGGAAAGATTACATTTAAGAAATCTGGATTAAATAATGCAACGATTAATATTGACTTCTATTATAATACAGAATTTGTTAAGCCGTATATAGATACAAAGCATGCTATTCATACCAAAGTAGAAAAGTGTATTATTTCTACTTCTGGTAAGATGACTCTAAATGCGTATAAAAGATTCAATCCGACTTATTTTGCTGATGAAAATAAGATTCTGTTGATCATTGATAATACTCCAGTACCAGAAGATAAATATACGATAGATGCGGCTAATTCGACTATCACTTTGAAAAGCAATTTCAATGCTAGCAATGAAGCTACCATTGCGTATATCTGGGGAGAAGGAATATTATCACAGTTTAAATTAGGGACTCCTACTGTCGTTACAGGTTCTGGAGAATGCCAGATCAATAATCAAATTCCTTTCTTAAAATATTTTGAAAAAGAAAATGATGTTATTCTGATGACAACCGACATCAGACCTACTATTATTCCAGAGTCTGATTATACACTGAATAGAACAGATAAACCCGGATTGATTAAGTTTACTAATGTAGCTAAATATAAGAACAAGAAGATTGTTCCTTACTTTATTTATTCCCATACTTCAGTCATTAATAATATTCAAATTGTAGATTCTACAGAAACATTTACAGCCAATACAGGTTTCCAAGTTACATTTAAATTACATCCTCCCTTTAAGAATTTCTTTAAGATTGGATATAAAGCATATGTAACACTAAGAAACCAACCAAATATGCTGAGCTCCGATTTATACGATATCTATAATGATACGTTAACGATTAGAGATCAGGCTATTGGATTACATAAAGGACAGAAGATGGTTGTCACTTATGTAGGTGGTCCAGATAATTCTAATATTAAAATTTCTTCTGAAAAGATTGTTCCTGCTTATGAAGATAGAGTGAAGAATAGGCAGTTTCAAGCTAATCTTCCAGAATCTAATTTCTTTGAAAATAAAAATGCAATCATTGTAGATATCTTGGGTAATTATTTAAGAAAAGATATAGATTATACAGTCTCTAATACTGGATTGATTACTATCATAAATCCAAGTAAGAGACCATATAAGAATCAATCTGTCAATATTACTTACGTAATGAATAATTACTCTAAAGATATGATTGAGCTAAAGCAAACTCATGTAGTAGCTAATAAATTAGGGCAGACAGAATTTGATATTACCGCTCCGTTTATCAATTACATAGAAACTGGGCAGTCCGCATTGGTTTTCCATAATTCGGATCTATTATCAAATGATTATAAATTGACTAATACTAAACTAACACTGACTGGTGGAGATGTTGTTCAGAAAAATGATGTCATCAATATCGTTTGGGTTTATAATAACAGATACGAAGATGTTAATGAAACGGCTGTTTATATTAAGCACAGTAATCCTATTGCAGTCAATGATGTTAATAATGATTTACAAATTAAAGTTCCGTATCCATTCGATAAGTTTGAAGAAAATGGATGGTATACCTATGTAACGTATAGTGATGGAACTTTAATTCCTGATAATGAGTATGATATCATTTCTGGATACTTCACATTCAGAGATGTAGGCAAACATAATGAAGATAAAAAGATCATTTTCCACTTTGTTTATTTGCAGAATGAACGGTTTGTATTCGATACAATAGAAGAAGACTATACTAAAGATATAGATATGAAGTTTATTGGTGTTCCTATTGAGGACGAGTACTTTAATAAAAATATTATCAAGAAAACAAATGTCTTATCTTACGATACTGTAACTATAGAAGATTCTTTCTGGGATGGTGTAGGATATAGCGACGATACCGCAGCTTATCATCAGAAGATTAAAAGAGAAATCTTAGCTAAAAAATTTAATTATGAAAGAACCAAGTATTTTGGATTAAACTATGTGTTTAATATTGCTGAGATGACTTTCAATATTTGCTATTTCTACAATATCTTTTTTGATGATGTTTTTAAAGAAGATAAACTCAAAGTACAAGTTCCGTCTATTGTACCTTATAAGAGTTTCAATGTAGCGTATTTGTTTACATATATGAACGCATTGTCTTATTTGTATTCTGGAGTAGAAGATACAATCATTAATACTTTGGGTAAGATTCTCTATGTAAGAGGATTTAACTTTAAAGCAGATATGGGTAAATTAAAAGAATGGATCTGGGAACAAAGAAGAGATCCAGACAACTTTGATACAACCTTTATATATTCTGCCAATAAAGCAGAAGGATTACCTAAAAATAGAACTAAGAAAGTATGGAAATTTGATATTAAGCCTGGAGAAAATAATGTCTTCGAATCTATGAATGAAATTGCAGACATGTTTAGAACAGGTAAGAAGAAAGTTTCCAATAAAGACATCTACCAGTTTATTGTGGCAAATATGTTTAGATCTCAGAATGTAGATATCTATAAGATCTGGAAGAAATTATTTGATTCTTTAATGACTTATAGACAAACCTTTGACTACTATAAGATTAAGGTAGATGGAAAAACTCGTATTGCCAATAGCTTATCAGAATTCTTAAAGTATAAAGATCATGAATTGTATACCGACTATATGCAGATTAAGAATATTTCTGATAAGACAATGAGAAATGAGAAGATTGTCGAACGTATTTCGGATATTGTATATATTCTGGAAGAATATATCAATTCAGATTTGTTTAGAAATATCTTTGATCATTTACCTGGAATATCTGGTAACTTCTTCTTGGATATGCTGTTTACTATTATTACATTCTTTAAGTCCTATAAGATTGTATTGCGTTCTAAGAGTGACTATATTATCTTTGATGCCACTGATCCATATATGAATACTCTGAAATATATAGATTGTGCAGATACGATGGTTAGACTGAATAAGCATGAATACATCAGCAGATTCAGAGAAACAACTACGATGGATGTAAGTACTCATTATTACGATCATCTTGGATTTAAGGAATATATAGAACAGCATAGAACAATAGAAGATTCTATTAATCCTAAATATATTCCATATGCTAAAGCTCATAACTTGCCTACAACCAATACAATTAAAGTTAAAGTAAAAGTTCCTAAGAATCAGATTATTACTATATATACATCTACCGGACAAGTATACACAACCAATGTATCATTCGGTGAAATCAATGCTAGAAAAGCAGATCAATTTACTAATAAGAAATTGGTAACTTACTGGTATACTTATAAGACAGATGCTGGAGCGACTACATGGCAAGGATTCACTATGGAGGGTGATAAGTCTTATGAATCTTTCCGGTTTATACCAATAGATGCTAATCATCCTACGGGATTTAAATCTAAAGATTTAAAAGATAATAAGCTCTATAGATATACTTTAGACAGACCGACTATAGCTACAGAAGAGTATATTACTTTTACTTTGAAATATGGAGAAGAATTTTATGCTTTCTTAGATAAAGTTCCAGGTTATACTCCAGGAAGATTAAATAGAAGATATGGATATGCTCAAGATGAAGACATGGAAGTCTATGCCACAGATGCTGTTCCAGAGATGGAATATGTCTATGTAAGTTGTCCTAAACATGTACATATTACAGCTACTCATGATGATGAAGTCTTAGGTGTAGATAGCTCTTTCGAAGTTATCACAGGAACGTTGGTTACTTTCAAAGTAACTGTAGATCCTGGATATCATACAGATACAACGTTAATCGTTAATGATGTAGAGATTAATAAGAAAGAAGAGCATATTACTATTGATAAGAGCTATAAGATTTCTGCTAAACCAGTTATTATAGAAACGTGTACAGTACGTTTGGTAGCTCCAGAGAATGAAACAATTTGGTTTATCTATGATGATAAGATAGTCATTGCTACTTCTGGAACAACTGTAGAAGAAACCGTACCGATGGACGCTTCTTATATTATTTCGGTTACATCTGCTACAGCTTATAAGCCAGGAACTTTAAATGTACCGAGTAGGGGTAAAATGAACAATGTAACTTTATTGCCTGGTAGAATCTTTATGATTACTACAACACCAGCAACTATAAGAAAATATAAAGTTAAGATTATTCAGACACCCAATCAGACAATTCATGCTTATCATGATGGCCATGATTATACGACAGAATTTACAACTACTATCTACAGCAAGGTACAAGTTAAAGTAATTCCTGAATTAGGATATAGTGCAGGCAGACCAGTTAAACCGACATTTGTTATTACTTCTGATACGGAAATTACTGCTATGGAAGCTAAGCCAAACAAATATATTGTACGTCTTACAGCTCCACAACATGAATCGATTACATTTACGGCTGGTAGTGTAAGTGGTACTGCATTGGCTGGAGAAACTAAAGAATTGGCTAATATATTGAATGGCAGCAGATACTATATTAAGGTTATTGGAGATCATGGATATCAGCCAGGAGAACCTAATATTAGTAAATCTGGTACAATTAGTTTTGATATGGTTAATCCGGTCACTCAGTCTATTAATATTACAGCAGAACCAGCAACCTACAAGAAGTTTAATATCAGAATTCATCAATTGCCACGTCAGACTATTACGGTACGTTACAACAATATCAATTATACCAATTCATTTATGGCACCATATGGAAGCCAGTTGACTGTATCCATAACTTCTACATCAGTAGATTATAGACCAGGTAATCTGAATGTATCTAATACGTTGATAGTATCTGATGATATTGATATTGAAGCAACAGCAGCAATCATCAATAAACCTTTGATTAAGATTACAAAATATGATCATCAGAAGATTGTAGCCACTTATAATGGCGAAGAATATACAGACAACTTCAGAGTTCCTGTACATGCTAACATAACAGCTCGTGTAGAACCGATCAATGATCATTATGTTGCTGGTATGATCAATATGAATGAAGTGAATAATATCACGTCTGATATTACTTTAAGTGCTGCAGATGCTGAAATTAGAAGATATATGATAAGAATTGTACAGCAACCAAATCAAACAATTGTTGTACATTGTAATTCTACAGATTATGATACCGTATTTATGGCAGAATCTGGAACGCCATACTCTATTACAGTTACACCAGATCCAGGATATAAAGCGGGCATCCTGAATGTGGATCAGACTGGATATATACTAAAAGATATGACGATTACGGTAAGTACTGCAATAGAAATTTAATAAATTTATAGTTATATATCCATCCCTGATATCAGGGATGGATATATAAATTGGATGCTCAACATCAAAGTAAATCAAAATTGGTTGTAATTTAAGGAGGAACTATTTATGGCCGAAAAATATTATTTTGTGGATAAGGAACTCGAGAAAGAACGAACTCGTTTAATTAAAACATATGTAAAAAATAAGTTATCTGAAGTGTATAGTAAACCAGAAGTTAATGGACTATTAAATGGAAAACAGAATACATTATCGTTTGATGACGCTCCTACAGATAACTCGGATAATCCTGTAAAGTCTAAGGGAATTAAAGCATATACATATAGTAGGTCTGAAATAGATTCTAAAATTGCAGCAGTTTTGGCGACTATTAAAAATGCTGAAGAGCATGGTTATTAATTCAAAGGAGATTATGGTCAATGAGTGAATTAGCTTTAATTAAAGAACAGACTTTAACAAACATCGGCGACGCTATTAGAGAAAAGACAAGTACAACTGATCTGATTATGCCCAAAGATATGCCGGCTAAGATTAGAAGTATTAGTAGTGGGCATACAAATCCATTAGATATTTTGGATAATACTTATACTGTAACAGTTGATCAAGATAGTATGACAGATCAATACGTCGAATATTATACAGAAATAGCTTCATATCCAGACGGTAGTATTTATAAATCTAAAGATCATGCTTCTAATGCGTATTCTCACAAAGGAACAATAAATATTAAAGTTAGAGTAAAACCCAATGAGGGGTATAAAGCAGGAGAGATTAAAATTCATTCAACTGCGAATTTATTTCCAGACGAAACAATTGATGCAGACGGCGAATATAATAAGCCATTGCTTTCAGATTTTTATGTAACTCAAGTTTCCCCAGCATCTGTAAACATGATGATCGATTTTAAAGAATATGCTCGAAAATGGTATGAAAACGATTATACTGAAATAACGCAATTATCTGCAACAACACAAAATATTTTGATCGATCCTATGCGAGAAGCTATTTCTTCTGTTGATTATTCTGCACCTTCATTAGAACGTATGTTTTGTGATTGCCGTAAATTAAAATATATTCCCAGAATGCAATTTAATTCAACTAATGTCGAAAATGTACAATATATGTTTAGCGGTTGTAATGAATTAGAAAAAATAGATATTTCTTCGTTAGATTTTTCTAAAGTTAAAAATGCTGAAAATATGTTTGCAAACTGTTATAAGCTTAAAAGCATTGATCTATCTAAGTTTAAATCAGATTCTTTGGAATCTTATGAAGGTATTATAAGTTATTGTGAAAACCTCGAAATAATTGATTTGAGAGGTAAATTTAAAATAAAACCTGATATAGCAAACGAATATTTATCTATGATTTATAATTGTGATAAATTAAAATATATTCTTTTAAACAAAGAAAATTCAGAATTTATTTCATTGAGTAAATTTATTAATTGGCGACAAAATATTAAAAGTAGTGATGATGAGTATTTAAATTTATTAATTACTGGGACTAATAAAGAGTTGGCCGATATACGAGAATCCATTGAATCACAACATCTCAGTTTTAGAAAACCTACAGATATTGATTTGATTTCAAATTATACTATAAATAAAAATGATGGAGAAATAACCGTAGAGCCAAAGGATACGCTAGGATGGAATAAATTACGTCTAGAAATAACTCCAGAACATATTAAAGATATCGATAATGGAAAATATATAAAATATAGAATTTCTGGAAAATACCAAATAGGAGAAGATACTAATTATTTAGATAATTATGAAATTCCTATAATAATTAAAGCATCTAAAAATACTACATTATTTTTTGATAATAATGAAAATGATTATACAAACGGATTACATTATTGCTTAGATCAGCTTAGTCCTAGTTATAAAAATGCATCTGTTGCATTACGCGGCGCGTTAGAATCATACGTCAATAAATGCGGTCTTATGATTATAGATGTTGATGATAATAGTAATGATAAAGCGTGCTATATTGTATTTTCTCCATCATCTGATGGAACTATTACTCAGCTCGCCACTTGTCGTAATGGTGTAGAAAATATTACAAATATATCTCAAATATCCAATTTTAATAAATTAACTATTACTAGAATTGAATACAAAGTCATAGAAACTTCTGATATTAAACCAACAGATTATAAATTAAATTTTGATTAATTTTTATAAAAGGAGAATTATATATAATGAAATCTTATACAATTGATAAAGTTCTTTTTAATGCTCATATTAAAATCATTAAAGCATATATTAAATCTACATTAGATTCTATTATGAATCTTTTTGTTAAAAAAGAAGATTTAGAAGCTAAACAGGATAAACTTACTTTTGATACTGTTCCGACAGAATCCAGCAAGAATCCTGTAACTTCTGAAGGAATTAAATCTTATGTAGATTCTAAAGTTTCTACAATTCCGAAGCTTTCTTTCAAAGTGGTAGATATGCTTCCTACAGAAAATATTTCTACAGACGCAATATATTTGCTTAAAGGGCCAGATGCTCATCTCAATAACTTATTTACAGAATATATTTTTGTAGATAATAATTGGGAAATCTTGGGTACTCAGAGACTGGATATGACCGGTTATCTGAAGAAAGAAGATTTTATTCCGTTAACTTTAGAAGATCTCCAAGAAGCTTGGGGAGAAGATGTTAAGATTGCAGATTTGCTGAAATACTAATATGCTATTAATTATTTCCCAAGAGCATTATAGCTCTTGGGAAATAAACATTCTTTAGCTTTGAAACACTTTAGTAATTTCAATAATTCTTTATATAAGGAGAGTGAATATAGTGGCAGAGCATATAGATCTAACTACATCTACTAAGCTTCCTAAGTCTACAAAATATAGAGCATCTATTCAAGCAGACTCTGAAGAATATACTGCCGGACGATTAAATAAAGAATCTGGAGTATTAGACTCAAATACAACTATATATGCATCACCTGCTACTTCTTCTGTTGCTCATTTGGTATTGAAGCAATATAATCATCAGTATATCCAGGTGACCACATATAATAGAGCTGGAGAAGTGGATGAAGTATTAAAGAAAAAAGAAGTAGTTACATTAAAAATAAATTCACAATATTCTGTAGATCTAGTTGGAGAAGAAGGATATACAAAGTCTGTATTAAAAAATATAGACAATAAGAAACATAAAATCTTTAAGAATAAATATATCTATGCAAAAGAAGAAGCCGTTCCTAAAACATGTACAATTAAGATTCCTAAGACGACTAATCAAATTATATCTTTTGTATCTACTCATGGTGTATACTCTTCTTCTACTACAGCAGATAAGACATATACAGTTCCTTATGATACAGAATATTTTGTAGAAGCAAAATCAACAAAGCCTGGTTATATTCCAGGATCAATTAAAGATCATGATGTGAATAAGCCATACACAATTCATTCTGGATCTCCTTGTTTTGATTTATCTACATTAACGTTAACTTTAACAGTATCTCCTGTATCTCAGAAGAAAGTAAAATTTTATATTCCTTCTTATGCTCATCAGAAAGTATCTGTTACTGTAGGGGCTAATACCTATACCTCTGCTAATTCTCCTGTAGAAGTACCTTATGGAAGTTCCTATACTTCTAAATTAGAAGTAGACAAAGGATATGTGCCTGGGAGATTAAGACCAGTATTGAACTATAACACTCCTCAGGCCGATTCTACAGAAAAGTTAAATGGATCTGCTTATAGTGATATACAATTTTATGCATCCGATGAAGTTAAGATAGATTCTGGTATCTTATTAACAGACTTCTTAGATGGAGATAAGAAAACAGAACGGCTTTGTGATTGGTATACTCATTATCATGAATTGGATGAAGCACAGCCACAGATCATGATTGATTTGGTTCATCCTCATAAAGATGAACCATTATATACACAATTATCTTTAACTCCCAATGCTAAAGCAACAAACTTTAGACATTTCAATTTGAAACCAGAAGAATTTGAATGGTTCTTCTTGAATCATTTGGATGAAGAAAATAAGATTACCCATTGTGTGGTTCATATTATACAATCTCCCAATCAGACGATTACTGTGGAGTATAAAGGAATGAAAACAACTAAGAGTATTGTAGTTCCTAAGGGATCTAAAATCAAAGCCACATTGACGTTAACGGATTCTGATAAGTATATCAAAGGCACATTGAATGTTCCTGAGAATACAGAGATTACTGTAGACCATACTATTACATTACAAGCTACTCCAGTTAAATTAGCTAAATGTAAAGTGGTTGTTCCGGAGTATCCCAATCAGAAATTGGTTGTAACGCATAATGGTAAGAAATACTATACAGATTTCATAGTTAAGAATGGTGATACGATTACAGTAGAAGTTATATCTACCAATGAACATTATGATCCTGGACATGTAACACATCCTACCATAACTGTCACAGATACAACCATATTGTCTGCTAATCCTGCTACACCTAAGAATTATCAGATTACACTACAAGCTAAACCTCATCAGAAGATTGAATATGTAGTGAATGGAAATACATATAGTGTAAATAAGACCTTCCCTTATAATTCTACCATTACAGCAATCAAAGTTGTTCCAGAAACTGGGTATACTATAGACAATCCCAATAATTATACTGTTACTGGAGGATTCACAAAGACTGATAATGGATGGGTACTTACTGGAGATGTAAATATTCAGAGTACAGCAGTAGCAGATATTAAGAGATTTAAATTCTCTATTGTTCCTTCTGATCATCAGACTATTAAAGTATCATATTACGATAATGGAGTTCTTAAAGAGATTACTAATGGCTCTGCATATACAGCATACAATTCTCCTATCTGGGTAGAGATTACAGCAGATACAGGATTCAATGCTGGTTCAATTATTCCTGTTCCTGAAATGATGTTGGAAACTGGTAACAAGTACAATCTTACTGGAGATTGTATGATTAGAGCTACTAAAGCTACTCGAAAGAAATATCATATTACGTTAGTACATGCGCCACATGCCCATGTAGTATGCCGAGTTAATAACAATACTACTATTAGTACTTCATTTGACGCTTACTATAGAGACCATATTGATTACTTCTATACAGCAGAAAATGGATATACAACAGGTACCGTAAATATAGCTGGTACATATGATCTTATAGAATCTGGAAGGTTTTATGTAACGGGCGATGTTACATTGACTGCATCTGCTAATGAACTTAAGAAGTATGTTATCTCTGTTCCTCAGTATCAACATCAGACGGTTAAAGTTATTTATAAAGGAATTATTTATAATCCTGGACAATCGGTTACTGTAACTCATGGTGATACGATTAGTGCTTCTGTAACAGCAGATACAGGATTCAATGCAGGAAGTATCAGCGGCTCCAGAGATGTTATCGATCATGTAGATGGTACATATACCATTAAGAGTGATTGCTCATTGTATGTTACCGATGCTGCTCCTATTATGAGACATATAACAATTGTTCAACAACCTCATGAAACAATTACTGTTGTATACTTAGGTAACTATTATACAGATTCTTTAGATGTACCAGATGGTGCGATTGTTTTGATTCCAATAAGAGCTGATGAAGGATATGATCCTGGAAATTATCATATTACAGGATCAGCTGTACAGAAACCGGGGCATCAGCCATTGTTTAGTGTACATTCTGATTTGACAGTAACAGCGGCTCCAGCTACTGTTCATCAATATCGGTTTAAGATTGATACAACAGAAAAAGATACGATTTATAAACATCAGGGTATCAAGTTCTTACATGGAGAAGATTTGGTTCATATTCTAACAGATGTTGTTCCTGCTGACGGAAGTATTCATTACTTCAATATCCCACGTATGACATTGGTTAGAGTTGACTTAGTTCCAGATGCTCATTATGTGGCAGGTAAAGTATCTTATTCTGGGCCTCATAGTGATGGGCCTGGTGGATTTAAATTCTCTGCAGGAGATATGGAATGTATTGTTACTCCAGCTACTTTAGAAAAAGAACGAGTTACTTTAGTTAATACAGATGCTGACAAACAATTTATCAAGATTACAGATAAGAATGGTGTCGTATATACCGATAATTTTGATATTGAATATCAAGAAGTTATTTATATCTCCGTAGTTCCTAAAGATAAGAAAATTTGGACAGCTGGAAAGTATAAGATCACAGGATCTTATACGGAAGTAACAATTGCTGGTAAGAAAGCATATAAGATTACTGGACCATGTACAATAAAGTCTGATCCTGCATCTAAGAGAAAGTATAAGTTAGAAGCAGAATTGCAGCCCCATAATAAACTCTATGTAAATATTAACGGTAATGGTACATCTTCTGATATATATACAGAGATTACTACTTTATATCCGAATGATATTTATTATGATGATATTATTAGATATAAGCTATCTACAGACGATCCCAATAACTATAGCCCAGGAGATGCAACGGTTAGTGGTGCTCATAAGAATACTGATAATACATATACAGTTAGAGATAATGTAAAGATTAAAGTAAGTGCTGCCGTATTGGCTAAAACGATTAGAATTAAGAAATTAAATAGCTTCCAGGGAATTTTAACTATACAATATACAAAACCGGATGGAACCCTTGCAGTTGAAACAATGAATTCTATAGGAAGTACAGAAGGAATTAATTGCAAGATAACCAGTAATGGTAAGATAGTTGTAGCAATTTCTCCTAAAGATGAACGATATAAGAAACCGGATACTATAAGCAATGATTGGATAGAAGCTACCCCAAGTGTTCCTATGCAATGGATTCCTGTTAATAATCGATCTGTTGAGATTACAGCGTCCGTAAATAGTGAAGTTGTATTTAAAAAGCTAAAGGATATAAGCGTGGATTTGAGCGGATGGGCATATGATAATATTCCTAACTATGCAAATGCTACGACTATTCCAGCAGATAAATTAGCCTATTTAAATTCTGAATTATTAGCAAATAATATGAGGATGATGTTTGCTGCTAATCCGCTATCGGATCCATCGGGTTCTCGTAATACTAAACTAACTTCTATTCCAAAATTAAATATTGATACAAAGTATGTAGAGTCATTAGAGAGGTTTGCATCTCATTGCGAATATTTAACAAGTATAAATATGGAATGGCTAAAAAATTTCCCAAATACAACTTCGATTAGAGCGATGTTTGAATGGTGCAAGAATATGGAAAATATTGATTTGTCTAAAATGGTTACTTCAAATAATCTTACAGAAATTAATAATTTATTTGATCATTGTACAAATTTAAAATCCACTAAGTTCTCACCATCTTTAGATACGTCTAATGTGGCTGATGCGTGGTCGATGTATGCATTCTGCGAGAATATTGAATCTGTAGATCTATCTATGCTAAATTTATCTAATGTATATAATATTCAAAACTTTTTCCAAGAATGCAATAAATTAAAAACTATTAAACTTCCATCTAATTTTGGGAAAGGAAATAATATTCCTAAAGATGTAAGTAATTTCTTTTCTAGATGCTGGTTGTTAGAAGATGATCAAATTCAACGAGTTATTACTATTTTAAACAATCAGCCAATTCAGCAAATTTATCATATGTTTTTTGAATGCAAATCATTGTTGAATATTGATTTATCCAAAATGGATTTACAATCTGTTGATATATTGCATGCGCTATTTGAAAACTGCAATAAATTAAAAACTATAAAATTACCCTCATTCGGTTTAAATTCATCGGTAAGCTTATTAAATACATTTAATGGCTGTGAGTCGTTAATCAATATAACTCTACCATCATCTATTTTAAATAATACGGTTAAAGTAAATAATTTATATAATACTTTTATGGATTGTACGAATTTGCCTAATTTAGTTATAAATAATATTGTAAAAAAAATGAATGTTTCAGAATGCACTATGTTAATATATTCGTTTACCAGATGTATGCAATTAATGGAAATCGATTTTCCAGGATGGGATACATCAAATGTAACTAGTATGTATGATACATTTTCAAATTGTAGTAATTTAAAACGTATTAATGTATTAAATTGGAATGTATCAAATGTAACTAATATGTATTCAGTATTTATATATTGTGATAAGCTTAAATCAATCGATTTAAGCACATGGGTTTTAAATAATACATCATTAATCAGTATAATATCTATGTTTTATGGCTGTAAAAATCTGGAAGTTGTGGATATAAGCAAATTCGATACAATAACTAAACCAAAAACAACAGATGGTATATTTGATGAATGTAATAATCTTAAATATATTATATTAGATAATCCGCAAATGAAATTTAAATTCTCTTATCCTCAAACACTTCCTACTACATGTAAGATTTTAGTTCCATCCGCTCTTATTTCAACATATCAAGCCACACAATATTGGTCCGAGCATGCGTCTAAATTTGAACCTATAGAAAACTATACTATTACTAGACCTGGAGATGGTACTGTATCAGTCAAAAAAAAAATAAAAGGAACTATAACGTTTGATATATATTATAACCATATTCATTTTGATATTGATGTGGATATGAATGGTACACTTACTGAACCACTAAGTCCTAAGATTCCTAATCGTCCAGGATATAAATTTAAGAATTGGTCTACAGAGCTTGGAGGCAGTACAACATATACCACCCAACAATTAGAAACTCCAGGATTCTTTGCAGCAACTTCCAATCCAACAATGACATTATATGATAATTGGAAAAAGGTTATTACCCCACCATAAGTACCTCTATATATTTTTCATTATGAAAGGAGAAGTTTATTATAATGAATAAACTTATACAGCTTTCTGATAAAGTAGGCATATCAAATGATGATATTTCTACAATCATTCAAAATAAATTAGCCACTCATTCTAAGTTTAAAACAGAAGTAGTGGCTTATTATACTGACACAGGAGAAGAGATCTTTAGACAGCATAATATCATGACATTGGCTGGCGGTGGATTTATTGCCAGAGCTTTGTTTGATATTGATGAACCTGAAAAGACTCCTACTTATAATTCTGCTTTAGCATTAGATGATGAGCAGCCCTCTAATGTATCTAAAACTCCTGAAAAAGTATATCTTTTCTGTGTGGGAACAGATGGATGTGGTAGAGAAAATTCGCAGGTCTTTGCAGCTCGTTATGCATCCTGGATTAAACCAGACTATGATGATACATATGGCGGTATTATTCCCTTCCGGTTTACTACAGCAGACTCCGATTTGACTGCTGTACAGAGAGATTATACAAAAGCTGGTACATATTTTGGTAGAAAGAAGAATGCAAACTCTGATGGACGTATTGCATACTACTTTAAGAAGTTTGATTCTGTTCCTACTTTTACACAGCAGTTTACAGATGGAACTCCTATAGATGCAAATGTATATACTACACAGGAGTCTACAGATACAGAAGTAGAAACTATTGTATCTATGCAGATGTCTATTTCTAAAGACGATTGCAGAGACTTCTTTTTCTATGGTACGGGACTGAATGACGCCAGAGTAAATTCGATGTCTTTATGTGTTGCTTATCCTCACGCTACAGGACGTACTTTAGCAGGAGGAGTTAAAGAATATACATATGAGAATATCAGACCTGTAACAAGATTGAACTACCCGTCGATCTCATTAATTGATGGGAGGCTCTCACTGAGTATTCGCTATTCTATATATCTATGAACTAAAAGTTAATACAGAATATAATATATCTATATCCCAGACTCTATATAGAGTCTGGGATATTTTCTCAGTTCATTTACATTCTATTAATAAATCAGAAATTTATTATAGGAGGACTATGTCTAAATGGCTACTAAAACAAATGTCAGAATTCCTAAGATTATAAAGAAAAAAGAAGATATTGATTATTTTCTTAATCTATCACAATTGCAATTAGAATCGTTATCTGCTATGATGGAAACATTCGGTACATTAGATGGAAAAGAACCTAGATTCCATACTTATGATATCATTACTATTCCACCGAATTCTTATGGCCCTGGAAATAAGAAGAATAAGAACTCCTTCACTACTACGGTAGGAAGATGGTGGTGGAATAAGACATTCATAGAACAAGACTTATTTGATCTTTTCCATTATATCAATAAACCAATCGATGATGATGTGTTAAGTGATATGAATAAGAAGTTATCTTTTGCTTTAATGGAAGATAAGATTACAGTAGAAGTATTGAAGAGATATTTAATGAGACAGCAGAAATTCCAGCCATATTGTAATATCTTATGTTCTGGATTTACTACAAATATGCTGAATATGTCTGCTAAGATTAATAAGAAGAAAGATCAACTCTTTAAACAATATAAAGATGAATTAGCAGATCCTATGAAGAATATGTATGCTGCAGATAAAATAGAGAAAGAATTATTGGAATATGCTAAACAAGAATTAAAGAATGACGTATCTATGGATATGTATGATTCTAAGGCTAAAGGATCTTTCTCTAATAATTTTAAGAATATCTTTGTTATGAAGGGTGCTATGAAAGATCCTGATCCCACTAAAGGATATACAGTAGTTAAGTCTAACTATATGGATGGCGTATCAAAAGAAGATTATTCTGCTATGGCTCGTTCATTAGCAGCAGGTCCTTATTCTAGAGCTAAAAAGACTCCTAAGGGTGGATACTGGGAGAAGTTGTTTCTTAGAGCCTTCCAGCACTTAACACTAGCCCCAAAAGGCTCTGATTGCGGGACTTCAAGAACAATAGAAATCACTTTAACCAAGCAATATGCGGATATGATGATGTATTCTTATATAGTAGAAGGAAACAAACTAGTAGAACTAACTTCAGAAAATTTAGATAGATATTTGAATAAGAAAGTAAAGTTTAGATTTGCTTCTTTATGTGAATATCATACCAATAATCAAATATGTAATGCGTGTGCCGGTAATTTGTTTTATAGAGCGGGATATGAGAACATCGGAACAGCCGCACCTCAAGTAGCGAGTACTTTGAAAGTTTTGAGCCTAAAGGCATTTCATGATTCCACTGTTAAGCTACATGATATAGATATAAATAAAGCGTTTAATTTAAAATAATGTTCACTTATATATTAATTATTCATACTATAACAGATGTGTTTAAACACATC